ACAACCTCACCAAGTTGCGGTTCATGCAGATAAGCGTAAAATAGTTGATGTAATGGGGGGTAATCGCTGCTTAGGAGGGGAGCAAGAGATATTTGACCCCATTGAAAATAAGTTTAAACGAGTAGATAGGATTGATGGTGATTTCCACGTTTGGGCATGGGATGGCAAGCAGAAAGTTATTGCTCTGGCCCATCGTCCGTTCCAAAAGGCAAAGGCTGATCTATACCGGCTGACTTTTGATGATGGGGTAGAAATTGTTGTTTCACCGCATCATCTATTGTGGGGTCCAAAAGGATGGCTTGAATGTCGCCTCTATGTCGAGAAACGCGAAGTCGTTGTTCCCCATCCGGCGACCAATTGGGACACCTACCTGTTAACTCATCCCGAAGATGTTGAGCATTTGAGGTATATAGTTCAAGGTTATCAATCCGATTGTCAGCCACATCAGCATTCTTATGATGGACGACCTCATTTGGCTCCAACATCCGGCCAAGAAATTCAGCCATTACGAGGCGATGTTCTGGCACATAAACACGAGTCTTGCGACCATTCCCACGAGCCATTGGATGACCTGGACGATAAACCATCACATACCCATGTTTATCATAAGTCTTCCCGCCTTTCCAATCTGGATGGCCTTCGCCGCCTCGTGGCCCAGTTCGCTGGCAATGGATTCCAAACCGTTTACACGCTTTTGAAACGAGTTTGCCACTCACTCCAAGCCTTCGGCCAATTTCTTCATGGGTCAATAGATCAATTTCAACCCATTGTCGTATCTGGTCCACAGGCCAATCATAGCCTCCTTGATTTTTTCCGCTCCCGCGACCTGTCCCATCAACTTTCGGTTTCCATTCCATCGTTTACTACCTCCAATAGAAGTGTAGTGCAAATCGGTTACCTCCGCAATGATTTTGTTTGGGACTTTGAGGTAGAGGACCACCACAACTACTTCATAGGTGATATTTTAAGTCATAATTCGGGAAAATCGCATTGCTGTGCTTTCACAATAGCTTGTCATGCCTTGGGGATTTACCCATCATGGTGGACTGGAATAACATATACGCATCCAATTGATATTGGCATCATTTCAATCAGCACAGAACAGATGCGTAAATCAGCACAGGTAAAGTTGATGGGTGAACCTTTCTCTATTGGGACCGGGTTTATCCCCAAAGATATGATCAACATGGATGAACTTCACTGGAGGGCCGGGACCAACGGGTGTCTAGACTGGGTTCTCGTTAAACATTCCTCTGGTGGATGGTCAAGACTGAACTTTATGGTTAATGAGCAAGGTCAGAAGAAATTCATGGGTTATGCGTGGGATCTAGCGTGGTTCGATGAGGAACCGGAGATGGATGTGTTTGATGAAGTTCAGATGCGTTTAGTTGATAAGCGTGGCAATATCATTCTGTCTTACTATCCATACAATGGAGAAACAGAACTTGTGCAAAAGCTAGACAAGATGAGTGAAGAATTTTGTGGACACTACTCATTTTATATGGGAGACAATAAGACACTTGACCCGGAAGTTCTGAGGATGCACGAAGAATCCATGCCAGAGTGGCAAAAAGAGTCAAGAATGTATGGCAGGCCAGGGGTTGGTGCTGGCCGTATTTTCTCATTTAGCAAAGACGATTATGTGATCGAGAGATTTGAAATCGAGAATCATTGGCCGAGAATAGGTGGTTTCGACGTTGGGTTACAGCACGGAACGGCAGCTGTAGCCCTTGCATTGGAATACGTTGCCAGGGATGAGGCACCAGTAGTTTATGTGTATAGGGAATACCTCAAAACAGGTAATATGCCTGGGGTCCACGCCATTACGCTGAGGTCATGGGGTGACATTGATCTGAAGATTGATACTAGTTCACACAGACGCTCACCTACCGATGGGCAAAATCTGTATACGATGTATCAAAATGAAGGGCTTAACATATCAAATGCAGATACTAAGAGCGGATCTGTCGCTGATTCAATTAACACTATAAATCAGATGATTGCAGAAAAGCGCCTGTTCGTATTTGATAGTTGCCCGCAGTTAATACGCGAAATGGGTCTATATAAGCTGGTGAAATCGAAGGATGGTCGCGTAAAGGTCACTGAAAAGGAAGATGATCTCATTGACGCGCTTAGATATGCAATCATGGCATTGAATGAAGCTCGTGTGCCTGGCGTATCAAACATGAAACCTGCGCCGAAGATAGTCCAGTGGCATCCCCAAAACCCTCGCCTTGGGCTTTAACCCATTGACAGGCAATCCTTGCCTATACATAATGAGTAACGGAGATATAAATTCGTGGATAACGGCTTAAGCATGTTGCCTAATGATCCCAGTTCACCCCCGTCAGTGGTCGAGGGTTACGGGGCTCTTGGTGAACAAGGGAACTTGGCCACCAAGGTTATGCATGACTTTCAGTTAGCATCAAGTTCACGTATTTTTCACGAGCAGCAAGTTCTATTGCGCGCATTATTTAATAGTCGTAGTTATTATTTGATTGACGGTGATTCACAAACCACAACGTCACAAGCCGCAGTAAACAGCACTAGGCCCAAGCTTCAGACCGCAGTTGCGCTATTGATGCCTATTGTGTGTCCTCCTGGCCAAGATCCGTTCACCATTGATCCTGACCCGGAAGCCATGGACCCCAAGGCCGCATGGGAAATGCTCCAGAAGGGCATTCCGCCTGACCAGATCAGGGACATGCTCTATCAGGCCGCTGGGAAGAAGTCTGACCGCCTGACCGCCAAGATCAAAAAGGGTGATGACTACTGCCGGGTAAATGACAAATTGCTACTATTCCTGTGGGATTTAGTAGTTTTCGGGACCGGGATCATGATGGGGCCGCTGGTGGTCCAGAACCCCGAAGTATCCGAAGACCCTGCCGAGGACGAGGAACAGGATAGTCCATCCTGGGCACCATCGCTCAAATTGCCGTTCGACAAGAAGGCAATGAAGATGATGATCAAGATGGGGGTGTTCGATGAATATCTGCCCCAGATGGAGCGGATCTGCCCTCTGGATATATATCCTGACCCTGGCGCAACCACTGTAGAGATGGCCCGATTCATGATCTGGCGTATGCAGCTTGGCAAGGGCCAAGTCATGGGGATGCTGGAAGATAAGACGTTTAAACAGGATGTGATCAAACAGATCCTCAAGGACCACCCGGATGGCATCTGGCAACCGACCTACTGGGAAACATCGGTCAACTCCCTGAACAAGCAGCCACAGCAGACTTTGCCCAATGGCCGATTCGTTTGCTACCAGTGGTGGGGTTATCTTACTGGGAAAGACCTCGCTGAGAACGGTGTCAAGGGTATTTCCCATGACCAGATGGATGAGCGGGTTGTGGCTCAGATTTGGGTCATGGGCAATAAGATCATCAAGATTGCCATCAGTGAATTGCATAATGAACGCCTGCCGTTCTATTTTGTGCCCTACTCTGTAGCCACCAACAGCATTTGGGGTGTTGGCGTTGCTGAGATGATGTTTGACCAGCATGACGGCATTCAGGGCTGCGAACGGGCCTTGATGGACGCCATGGCCATGTCCATTGCCCCACAGATGACCGTGGACGTTGACCAACTTGCTGACCCCTTGACCGTGTTGGAAATCAAGCCGCGCAAGATTTGGGGAGTCCGGGGCAAGGTTGGCATCTCCATGAAGCCGATTGAGTTCTTCCTGCCCCAGTATGACTTTACTGCCATGCTCCAGGTCCAGCAGAACGAGGAACGGCTTGCAGATGAGCAGACCGGCCTGCCTAAGTTCCTGAATGGTTCAACTGAAGGTGCCCATAACCGGACTTTTGGTGGTGCGAATCTTCAGTGGAACAACGCTCTAACTACGCTCAAGACGGCAGTATATAACATCGAAACGAATTACATTGTCCCCAGCACCCAGAACAAGATCCGGTTCTTCCAGAAGTTCTCCAATGACCCGGCGATCAAGGGTTCCTACCGAGTCACCGCGCATGGGGTTCGTGGCCTGCTGGCGCGTGAATCCCTGACTGAAGCCATGGGCCTGTTGCTCCAGAACCTTGGCAATCTGCCGGATCAGGCCAAGCGGTTGAAGATGTCCAACTTCTTTAATTCCTACCTGCGCTATTCCGGGCTCAGTTCTGAGGATCTGGTTTATACCGATTCCGAGTTCTTGCAAATCCAGAAACAGGAACAGCAGGAACAACAGAAGAACGCTGCCTATCAGGCCGGTATTGATGCCTCTGTCCAGGCCCAGCCTAAACTCCGGGCTGAAATGCCGATCAAGGATGCCATTATCGAACTGGTCAAGGAAGCGCCAGAAAACAGTCCTCTACGGCTTGCCTATATGCAATTGGCCAATGATGTATATAATATTGGGACCCCGCAGATCAAGGCAGCTATGGCGGAGGAAGACCAGATGGCACATCTCGGCAACGTCAATGAGGCCCATCAGATGGGGCACCAGATGGGTGGCCGACCGTTTGAACCTGCTCACAATCCCTTTGAAAAACATCCACACATGGCCCCGCCAACCCAGCAGGAAGGCGCTCCCACAAAGCCCAAGACCTCCAAGCCTGAAAAGGTTATTACCCATAGGGGGCGCAAGCGATGAGGCGATTCGAGGACATCTCCGCAGATCAGATCCTTGACAAGATCAAGGCCATGCGCAGCACTGAGCATGGGGATATTTTGCGGGAATGGCTTACTCGTTATCGTGAAGGATGCCGTTCTGAACTTGAAACCGCATTTGAAAACCAAGTTGCCATCACTTTCAACCAAGGCCGGATTGATTTGGCCAAGGAATTGTTGACTTTGTTAGATCCTGAACAAGTTGTCCAACCCAAACAGGCAGCAACTCCATCGGAGCCTGCTAGGAGATTACCGTGGCGAATGTAACTGAGATTGATCCTCTAACCCTAAAGCGCGTTACTAATCATGACGCTATGCGCAGGCAGAAGGAATTGGATTCCGCTCTGGCCAGAATCAACCAGGAAAATCAGGTTGGTCAGCCCGGTCCCGATCCCAAGCCTGAGCCGGTCCATGTTGAAAGCGGTCAAGTCGTAGACCCCGCCAACGCCCTCGCCAATACCGTTATCGAGTTGCCCACGCCGCCCGCCGAACCCCAGGTTCCCGTGGTGGTTGAGCCTCCCCCGGTTCCCACTGTTTC